AGTTTTGTATTTGGAAATAAGAATTTCAACGTAAAATTAAAGAAAAGATATAATAATCTTGTAAACAACACCAGTAAAGATTTTAATGCTTCATCAGCTGAACAAGTTAAAATTGAATTAGATGCTGCAGAAGCTAAGTATGCAAGAATTAAAAAGAGATGCCAAGACTATTTAAAATTATTTACACCATTCATTCCTCAAATTCGTAACGACTGTAAAACTTATCTAGACGCTTACAAACGTACAGATAAGTGTTTGTTTAGTGGCCGTAGAATGCATGGTGGATTATATGTTGGACGTAGTGTTGAAAATAGACAAGTAAGAGACAGCGACCAAGGAATTACTATATCATTTGACAAAATATTACAAGAAATGGGTGTTAAAGCACGCAGAGGAAATAGTATTTTTACTTCGTCTGACTCATCACATGCTGGTGGCTATGGCCAAACAAAGTATGTTATTATACCTAAAAGTACAGCTGATTTTAGCTGGAGTGAATCCAACGACGATCTAATACTAAGCAACTCATCAATAATTCCAACTTATGTAGATAGTCCATTTAAAAAAATAATAAGCGATGAGTTGGGAAAAGTAACAGATGATATTGATAATAATGACGATGATGATCATTACTGGACCAGTAATGAATATCACAAGATATTATATAATCTTGACAAGCAAAATTATACAAACATGGATTTTAATTTAAGACGTATTAAACAAATATTTCCTAATTCGCCAATACTGAAAATATCCAAAAAACTTCTTAAATATAAACCAACTGTTGATATAAAGAAGTTTATAGACATATTTAAAATTGATACAACTAATTTTGATAAAGCACTTAGTACCAGAAATGAAATACTAATACATGGTGAGTTTTATGGCTTGCATAGTTCAGTTTGGGAAGCACTCAAAGGTAAATTATTAAAATGAGATCACATGAATTTTTAACTGAAACTAAACATCAACAAATTTTAGTTCCCAAAATACAAGCTAGTTTAAATAAAAAAAATTCTTCAAATTGATCACAATATAAAAGAATTAAAAATATATCTTATTAAGATTGATAAAAGTAACCCCGAATATAAATCAACACAGGATTATATTGATGAAGAAACAGTAAAATATACAATGTTGATGAAGCAATTTACTGATTACTTAGCACAATTTGACAATTTTATTCCGCAAATTAACGCTGAGTGTAAAAAATATTTAAGTGTGTTTAAACAAACCGACGAATGTTTATATAGTGCCAGAAAAAATCGTGGAGCATTATATCAAGACAGGAGTCTCATTGACAGAATTCCTGTTGATAGTGATAATTATATGTCTATTTTGTTTGACAGGCAGTTAGATAAATTGGGTGTTAAAGCTCAACGAAAAAATAGTATTTTTACTAGCGGAGATGCTAGCCAAATCTCTGCCTATTTAAATTTTGGTCAGAATACAACTAGAACAAGATATATAATTATACCAAAAGACTCCGCTGATTTTAGTTGGAGTAAAACTCACGATGATATTATATTAGATGATGCCAAAGACGTTCCAGCAAATATTAATAAGTTTCAAGCAAAATATCAAATTGATTCAACAAACTTCGTTAGTGCATTAAAATCAGGCAATGAAATATTAATACATGGCGAATATTATGGTATTCACATTAGTGTGTGGCCAGATATTAAAATAAAATTATTTGGTGAATGATATTTTAACATGTAGATAAATAGTTATATGACTATCCTACATCTCGAAGAAAAGATCAAACGTTTATTAGCTACATCTTATGTATTCCAACTAAAAGCTCAATACTTCCATTGGAACCTAGAAGGTCCCCATTTTCATTCTTATCATGCATTCCTAGGTGAATTATATCAGGATGTGTTTGAATCATGTGATGATATTGCTGAACATATCAGAGCACTTGACATATATGCTCCAGGAAGTTTAGCACGTTTTGCTGAACTAACTGAAATTAGTGAACAATTACTAGTTCCTAGAGCTGAATTAATGATTGAAGAGCTATTAGAAAACAATCATGTTGTGATTAAGCTATTAGAAGAAACTTATGCTCAAGCTGGTGATCATTTAGGTCTACAAAACTTTTTACAGGATCGTATTGCTGCTCACGAAAAATGGGCGTGGAAAATGCGGTCAATGACTAAGAAAGCAAGGGCCTAACTAATGCGTTTCTCAGAGATTATCAATGAAGATGGAGCTCCTAAGAAAGTCTCATTGACTGGTAATTTTGATATTATTGTTTATACATCTTGTATAGAGCGTATTGACCGCCTCAGAAATAAAATAGATTTAATTAAGTCTAGTGAACCCATTGATACAGAGAGTATTGGATATTATGAGAATGTCATTGATGAGGAAGAAAAAATAATTAATGACATGACTAACTATAGGGATGTTATAAATAATGTTCAACAGATAGTTAAATCTAGTTGCAATAAGTATGTAAATATTTTTAAACAAGAACAAAGATGGTTATATCGTGGCATCAATGGAAACTTAACTGCATTTGAATCAGAATCTCTGTCAGAAAGAAGACCACTTGATAGTAGTGCTATAATGAGTAAGTTGTTTGATGGATGTGCAACACAATTAGGTATTAAAGCGCTTCGATTGAATAGTATTTTTACTAGTAGTTCGAAACAGGCTGTACAAATATATGGGAATACATATATAATTATTCCTGAAGATTCAGCAGACTTTTCATGCTCATTGACGTCCGACGATATAGTACTAACAAGTAATTCGTTTGATGATTTGTATGATTTACCAATTGAGTTAATTAACAAATCTAGACTAGAATTATCAAAATATCAACACCTGATAAATGACGATGATTACTATCTCCCCGACAAACACAGAGTCATGTATAGATATATTCTAATTTTAAAAGATATTATTAAGTTTAAACAAGTTGATACACGATTTTACACTTTAGATTTTATAGAGAAAAACTTTCCAAACTCGACAATACTTCATGATCTCATTGAATATACAATTACAATTAATTTAGATAAATTTCAAAAGAAATATCAGATCACTAATAGTGATATGCCAGCGGCATTACAGTCTCGTAACGAAGTATTAATACACGGAAAATATATTGCCATTAATCATCTATTTTGGCCAATGGTTAAAAAATTATTATGAAAATAAATGACTTACTATTAGAATCTGTTAGTAAACGAAAAACTTTACTGACTAAATGGGTAGATGGATTAGATGTAAATAAAGATATCGTCGATATCACATCTCTTATTAAACAAGAAAAAGATCCAAAAGAAAAGACAAAGTTTAAAAAACTACTAAAAGATTGTGAGAAAGAGTTATCCAAAATAAAACCAATTATTAATTCAGAGACTGCTATTGCTAAGAGAATACAAAAAGAATGTAGTAATTACATTAAAGTATATGATCAAATCAACAATTTTTTATTCAGAGGTACTACTAACGGAGGATCTATATTTGAAGCAACGAGTCCAATAAATCGTCATCCTAAGGACAGTAGTAATCTTTTGTCAAAAGAATATGATGAAAAATTGAAGTTACTTGGTATTGAAGCCTTACGTTGTAATAGTACATTTACAACAGGAAGTTCAAATCAGGCAAGTGATTATGGAAGCAAAGTATATGTAATTATACCTAAGAATACAGCAGTGTTTAGTTGGAGCTTTATATATTCTGATTTGGTGTTAGATTCTACACATAGAAGAGCATTATTAGGCCCTAGGTATTCTAGTAAATTAAAAGATGTGATTAAAAAAGAGCTTGATAAAAGTGACGCTATTATATCGAAACTAAAAGACGAAAATAAAATTGAAGAAATGACAGAATATAATAATTCATTGAGAGATTTGTTGTATCAAGAAACTATCGAAGATGCCAAAGGGTTAGTTAGTTGGATCTCTAAAAATAAACCAAAATCTCCAATACTTAAATATTCAGAAGAACTAATAAATCCAACATATAATCTTAAAGAATTTCAAAAAAAGTATGGAGTTTATGATTCTTATTTTTCAGCAGCAATCAGATCCAAGCATGAAGTATTAATACACGGAGAATATTTTGCTGTAGCTGAAGAGGACTTCTTCGTACACCTTCAACCACTCAGAACTAAGTTAGGATTACTTAAATGAAAATAACTGACTTAATGGAAGCAAAGAAACATTCAACCCGTGTAATTTTAATAAACAAGTGGGAAGACGGCGCACAAATAAATACTGACATTACTATTAAAATACAGAAAGAATGCAGTAAATATCTTAAAGTATTTGATGCAACACATAGAGTATTATATAGAGGAACTAAAAAAACTGGAGTAATTTTTGAAGGTGAAAGTATTGAAAATAGACGTCCAATGGATAGTAGCAAATCGGATACTCTAAGATATGATAATTTGATGACGTTACTTGGTATTAAAGCTCTTAGAAGTAATAGTATTTTTACCACATCTAGTTTGGATTCTTCTTCAGACTACGGACAAATATCATATGTCATCATTCCAAAAAATACAGCAGTATTTAGTTGGAGCAGAATACACAATGATTTGATTTTAGATCATATGGGTAGTTATGTAAAAGATTATCCAAAAGAAATAACAAATGTAATTGACAGCGAGATTGAAAGGGCTGATAAAGAATATAATAATCTTGTTTGGAAATTAAAATCTACTTTGATTGACTATAAATTTAAACTATATGAAATATTAGGTTTTACAGAAAAAAGTACTATAGTAGATAATTTAAAATGGATATCATTGAAATTCCCCGAATCTCCAGTACTTAAATATACTAGAGAATTATTAAATAGAGAACCAGATTTAGATAGCTTTCAGAAAAAATTTAGAGTTACTAATAAGAATTTTCCAGCCGCCTTAAAATCAGAAAATGAAGTACTAATACATGGAGCATATTTTGCTATATTAGAAAAGTACTTTTTTGAATTTCAAACAATTAGAAGAAAATTAGGATACACTAAATGAAAATAATTGACTTAATGGAAGCAAAGAGCCATCGTACTGTTTTAATAAACAAGTGGGAAGACGAATCACATCTGGAAAAACTGAATTATTGGATTAAAGATTCTGATTATAACATTAAACAAACAACAAACGATGCCGTTAAAAACATTCATCAGACTGCAAAAGGACATTATTTGAAAGAATTATCTCAGGTTAAACAAGTTATAAAGAAAGAAGTAGATGTAATAAAGAAAATACAAAAAGAAGCTAGTAACTATCTTAATATTTTTGATACAATAAAAAAAGTATTATTTCGTGGCACAAGACCATCTGGAGTAATTTTTGAATCAGCTAGTATTGAAAAAAGACGGACCGTCGATAGTGATATTGATAATACAATTGCTTATGATAAGAATTTGAAACTACTTGGAATTGAAGCTAGAAGAAGTAATAGTATTTTTACAACCAGTGATGAAGGGCAAGCACAAGGATATGGAGAATTGGATAAATAATATTATGCTAATTAAAGAAGTATTTTCTAGAAATTTAAACTATACAATGTTTGGTTGGATTACCAAATCTGGCGCAGTTAAACTTCCTTCACTAAGTGATTCTAGATCAAACGATGTAATATTTCATGAAGATATAAGTCAAAAATTTGGAATTAGTATAGAACATGGTGATATTAGATTTTACATTGCTAAAAGCGAACTTTGGTTAGAAGGTATGTATACAACGGATTCACGTAAATATATCTATAAAGGTGTAAAGCAAATCGAAAAGTTATGTACTAATAGTAAGAATTTTAGACACTTTTATTCACCTAAAGCTGGTGCAAACGGAGCAGAGCAAGAGCAAATTATTATTAATAAGTATTATATGGATGTTGTTGATCCAGTTAGAATGTTATCTAAGACTGTAGTATCTAATACTATAAGTGGTTTATTATCACTCTTAGATGCTAAATTTTTAAGTGAAGACGCAGGGAGTGGTGGAACATCAAGCGGTGGAATTGCTGGCAGTATGGGTGGAGGCAATGGATTTTTAAACGGCGGACCAGGCACAGTTACTAGACAACTTACTCGAAAGAAAGTAGTTAAAGAAGCACCCAAAGAAGATGAAGTAGCGAAAATCACAAAACAATTTGCTGATTTTGCAAGGAATATACAATGACAATAGTTAAAAAGATTTTAGTAGGTATTAAAAATGCAATTGTGGCTGTATCAAAGCAAATTGTTATTTTCTTTCAAAGCAACAAAGCAAATTTTAAACAGATATTTTCTGCCATTGGAAGTATGTTTTCAAATTTAGTGAAGCAGATTACAGGAAAATAATATGGCTAACATTAAAAAAATATTAGAATCAATGGACAAAATGATTAAAGAATGGTCTGGCGATGACGAATATGGAATGAGTCCAGACACCATTGGATCATATCTTGAAAATTTAAATTGGCACTATGCTGGCCGTATAGAAGACGAATCTATATATACTTATGGGAATTCTAAAGTGACACTTAATGATTATGGTTGGACATACACTAAAGGCGATATTAAAAAGTCAGGGTCAAGTACTAAGAGCTTCTTTGCTATGACAAAAAATAAGAAAAAGCAAACAGATGAAGAAGCATTATTAAACAAACCCATTGATAGTTATTCTTTTAAAGAATATTTAGATGCAGAAGAAAAGATACCTAATCAATCACCAGTACTAGGTGGAAAACCAAAGAAACAAACATCAAAAGCAGTTGGTGGTGGATGTATGGAATCAAAAGGAAAAAAGAAATGAGTAATATTCGAACACTGTTAGAAACAATGACCCGTATGCAAGAAGCTGGAGTTACTAAAGCTCCTGAAACGTTTAAAGTTAAAATTCCTCAAGGTGGTCGTGACTCAATAACTAAGGCAGTTAGACAGTTATTAGGAAAATCTTCAATTTTTGATAGTGGTTATAGCGATGGATCCACAATGTGGAATATTGCTGCATCTAATACAAAAAAGTTACCAATAAGAGCATTTGAAGATAAGCTTAGAGCAGCATTACATTATGATGGTTGGTTAGAAGTAACTGACTATAATAAAGTAAGCGAAACAACTGTTCAAGAAGATAGTTTTGACGCGCCAGAACCAACAGCACAAGGAAGTAAGCCAATGGGTGGTGGAGTATCAGACTTACCAGACATTAAATCTTCAGATGGACAATATACAGTTAAGGCATGGACAGAGTCTGAACCTGACAATAAAACATTTTGGTTTAGAATTTATGGACCCGGTATTGATTCAGATGGTATTGGAATTAACTGGAGTGAACGAACTCTTCCAGTAAAATTTGTTGATATGTGGGTTAAATTATTTAAGAAGATTCCAGAAAAGATGAAGAAATTTAGTTCTGACAGACTATATGCTAAAGAGTTAGAAAATCTTTACCAGCAATATGATATCAATGAAAGCTTGTTAGACATGTTTAAAAAGAAACCTGAAAAAGGTAGACTTACTAGACCCTCAGCTGACGCAATGACAAGTCCTAGAGCAGATACAGTTTTTAATACAACACATTATAATGATGTTGAACCTGATTCAGTAAAAGAATTTAAGCCGAGTTGGCAGTCAACAAGATAAAAGCTTTATTCCATCAATGAACTTCATTGGCTTATAACTTGGGACAGCTCTTAATAGTTTATATAAATCAGGCCTACGTGTTTTAGTACTGCCTTCCATACCATCTAATAGTCTCCAATTTGGACAGTTGTGGCCTAACATACTAGCCAATGCATTTGCTGCATCAATAATTAGTATCTCTTCATCAGAACCAATATTAACAATTTCATTAGTTGGAAAACTAGGTATTGCACAAATTGTAACTTTTATGGCATCACTAACATGACAAAAAGAACGTGTTTCATAAGCACCAATTAATTCAAAAATACCTTTTTTAATTTTAGTAATTTGATCAAATACAAAGTGTCCCGGGAAAGTTTCGTTACCATATACATTAAAATATCTAATAATTAAATATGGAAGATCACTATTACTTAGATAATTTTCTGCACTCATCTTAGACAATCTATAAGACCAACGTGGGTTATGAATATCATCTATAGATGAATTTGATACTTCAGCAGTTGGAGTTATATCATCAGATACTATTTCACTACTACTAGCATAAATAAGTTTTTTAAGATTTTTGCATTTCTTGGCAAACTCAAACATTAGTAGATCGCCCATTGTATTATTATATAATACTTTGTTTGGATTTGAATAGAAGTTAGTAGTTCCATTAACAGCAGCATAATGAAAAATATAGTCGAAATCAAAATCAAAATGATAGTATTGATTTGGATCACTTACATCACATTTGATAAATTTATCGCATACTGGAATACTAGAACTTCTACTGTGGTTATCAACCGCCCAAACTTCAACGCCTAGAGTGGATAACTGGAGACATAATTCTGTTCCAAGCAATCCACTAGCACCAGTTACTAATATTTTCTGTCTCATTCTGATAATCTCTTAAAATATTTGTCTAACTCTAATATGATATCATCTACTAACGTTTCAGGAGTTTTATCAAAATCATCATCTTGCAAAAATAATGTAACAAAACACCCATCTATATTAACATGTAATCCTAGTTCATCTCTGTCAGGACCATATGTATTATACGTCAATGAATGATGACATTTTCTAGGAGGAGGAACCTTCTTTTCTAATAGTTTTAGTGTATTAATTAACTTTTGTCTCATTTAAATTTCTCGTTATCCATTAAGATTGAATCAATTAAACTGTAATTTAGTTTCAACTTACTTAGTAGAGTGTTAAAAGCAATAGTATCTTTTGGTAAACATTCACCACCAAATGCTCCATATTCAGAATCTGATTTTAGATACAATGGACTAATATTCGGACGTTCAGCAATTGCATGTAATATATTATCATAGTTAACACCAAATTTTTTGCATACTTCATGAAAAATATTAGCAAATGTACAATTCATTGCATTGTGAACATTGTTAAAATACTTTATTAATTCAGCTTCAGTTGGATTTACAAATCTAACTAACTGAGGATATTGTCCATGTAACTGACTTATAGTTGTAAAATGTGTTAAATCATTTGATCCAATTACTAATACATCCATGTTACAGAAATCACCTAATGCGTTTGCTGCATGAAGAAATTCTGGAACAAAGCAAATATGTAAATTAGAATACTTTTTGCCTAATGCTTCAGTTGTGCCTGGAATAACAGTACTCTTAATTGCGACGATCCCACGATAATTTTTTACTGCTAAATCGTAACAACATTTATCAACTATACTTATGTTACATTCATTGAATATCGTATTCAATGTGGGAACACATATAAACACAATATCGGTATTTATTACATCAAGTAACGAAGTATTCTTTTCTTTGATATCATAATATGACATCGTGTGCCCTAACATCTCTAAGCCTGTATAAACAGCTTGCCCAACAACGCCCTTACCTATAATGCCTATATTCATTTATTACTTCCTTATACTACTATTATAGCACAATTATTTTGCACAACCGTGACTTGCAGTAGTTTTTTTAATCACTTGTACTGGCTTACTCAAATCAATAAGCGGGATAGCATAGTTATATTTGTTGTTTATATGCTGGCGTAGACGATTGACTAACATTAGCATATATTGGTGTTGAGTTGGATAGTCATCATTTGCTGGATCAAGCGGATTACCTTCAGTCTTAGCATATGTTGAAATACTATTTTTAAATGTTTCGTCGTTATTTGCACCAGTTATATCAAATCTATCGTGGATTACATCTACAGGGATATCGATTACAATTCCATTACAAATATTTGTTGCACAGTTATATAAAAATCGATCAATGTGGCTATATGGGCTAAGTTGTCCCATAACTTCAATCATTTCTTTTTTAATAATTGGAAATAGTGCAAATGGATGGTCCATATTTCTAACGTTGACACGAAGCAGTGGCATTGGATGAGATTCATACTTGTAAATAACATTGTCCCAGTCTTGTGTTTCTAATATAACATCGTCATTGAATACAAATAGCCACTTACCGTAAGCTAAATTAGCTAGAGTATTATAATACATATTTAATTTTTCATAGCCTAGTTGCTTGAACAAATACATTGTTACTTGATAATATTTTGGTATTATCACAGTTTCAACGTATTCTATTACTTCAGTATCATCAGTGTCTACGCCTAATAATACCTCAATATTGGTATTATCTTTAGCATTTTCAAGTAAGCTATCTAAACATTTTAACAACGGTTCTTTGCGCCCGCGGGTTGGAAGTAAAACTGAAATGTTGATGACGTTCATATATTTATTATAACAAATTACAGTATTAAAGTCAAATTTTTGCTAAATAATAATGTAGTTCGCGGTGTTGAAATCACCCAACTACTCTATTACTGAAAAGGAGTAACAGCAATGATATTTATCAATAACACGCAAACAAAAAGATATTATGAAATAATTGAGATGGCGAGAGTGTTTCCACTTCCATCAGATACTTATACCGAAAAGCACCATATAATACCAAGGTGTTTTTATAAAGCAGGATGGGTACCTGGCAACCCAAATGACCCCGATAATCTAGTTGTATTAACTGGACGAGAACATTTTATATGTCATCAGTTATTAACTCAGATGTTATATATTGGTCCTGATTATTATAAAATGTCACATGCATTTTTTAATATGTGCTTTATAAGACCAAATCAAACGGGTCGATATATTCCAACTCCAGAAGAATATGAATCTGCTAGAATTTTACATTCGGTTGCTATGTCAAAAGCACAAAAAGGCAGAAAATATACAGATGAAGTCAAAACCAATATGTCAAAACCAAGATCTGCTGAAGCAAAAGCCAATATGTCAAAAGCGCAAAGTAATCGATCTGCTGAAACAAGAGCCAATATGTCAAAAGCGCAAAGTAATCGATCTGCTGAAACAAGAGCCAATATGTCAAAACCAAAATCTGATGAGCATAAAGCTAATTTATCAAAAGCATCTAAAGGCAAACCAAAATCTGCCGAATCTATAAGAAAACGAACTGAAACCCGAAAAGCAAAACGAGAAATAAGATAAATATAGTATATGCAAATTTGTGAAGTTAGTGTCAAAAAAATTGGAAAGATGACAGCCAATCAGGTCATTTCGAATAATATGCTTGTTGACAACGGATATATGTATGATGGAGTTCAAAATAACGAGCATGTTTATACAAAAGGAAATCTATCAGTTTATATTCCAATACAAAGGATAAATGATATAAGCGTTAGAATTGGACAACAATCATATTATGGTAATCCAAGTAAAATATTAGCACATCAATTAAATTTGCCACACCCAACATATGTAGTTCACAAAAAAGAGAATAAGCCAGTTAATGTAAGTGATAAAGTTACTGCTGACTTTTTCAATAAATCTAAGAATCCAGGAAACTTTAAATGACTATTAAGGAAATATTAAACGAAAGTGGAGAAGGTAGTATTCAAATTGATGTAGCAAGAGCTTTGCCTGCTGCATTTATTCTGCCTGAGTTAACCAATCAAGACCCATATTTTCAATATAGGATGGGAATGGCTATTGCTCGTGCAAGGGCTCTGCAAGCAGGAGTTTTACCAAAAACTAATGTAGAAGACTCAATATTTGGTGAGAATATGTTTATCTCAACACAATGTCCAGAAGATGAAGAAACAATTAAACTAGCTTTGAAAATGATGCCAGGTAAAAGTGCAATTAAGCAAATTAGTACAACCAAAAGTGAAGAATCGACAACAGTAAACAAACGAAGTCCTGTAAATTCGTTTGTGAAAAAAGAAAAGCAATGAAAATAACAGAAATGATATTAAAAGAAAATGTACAAACTGGCATTAATCTGTCTGATAATATTGCACGTCAATCAATTAAACAAGTTGATGAACGAATAGCTGAATTGGAAGAAAACGGCGAAGAAAATCATGAATATGCTGCATTATGTCATATTAGTACAGTATTAGAAATACAAATCAATGCACCTTTATCACAGCGAGCTAACATTAGGACAGCATTTGTTATTTTAAATAATAAGATTGTAGCAGCTGGATCAATGTGGATCCCACGAAAATCAACTGAAGCGGAAATTATGAATGTTGGATCCATTGAAAGGGGCGCTGGATCACAAGTTATAAATGCGTTAGAAAAAGAAGCTAAAATAAAAGGAGTTAAGAAAATAGTGTTAACTTCAACAGCCAAATCATTTTATGAACGATTAGGATATAAAAAACAAGCAGACGGCAATAAATTAGAAAAGTATATTGGATAAAGGAAAGTAATGAAAATATTTGAAATTATCAACCAAAGAGTGTATAATAGTAGTATGATAATGGAATCATCACAAACCGACGAAACAATTGAACTTCTGAAAAATGCAATCGAAGGATCTGAATTCGACGGAAGGCTATTTATTGCTGGAGGATTTGTGCGTGATACACTTTTGGGTAAAAATTCAAAAGATATCGATATTGTTGTTGATGGTGGACCTACTGCTGGGCTTGATGCAGCCACATTTATTGCTAAAAAGCTTGGTATTTTTAAGCAAGATAGCAATCCTGTATTGTTCCCAACATATTTTACTGCAAAACTTGCAATCAAAACAAATTCGGGACCAATGGATGTCGAGTTTGTAGCACCCAGGACAGAAAAATATACTCCAGGAAGTCGTAAGCCAGCTGTAGTGGCTGGAACGTTGAAGGATGATGTACTACGCAGAGATTTCACAATAAATTCTCTAATTCAAAATCTACAAACTGGTGAGATACTTGATTTGAGTGGACGTGGTTTGAAAGATCTTAAAAATGGAGTACTCAATACAACCGGAAAGCCAGAACTAATATTTTCAGAAGATCCTCTTCGTATTCTTCGTGCTGTTCGATTTGCAATTAAGTATGGATTTACTCTTCCACTTAATGTCATTAAATCAATTAAAAAAGCTGCTCCCTCTCTTAAGAGTATCAGTGCAGAACGAATCAATGATGAGATCAGTAAAATTCTTGTTCTTAATAAGCCTGGTAAAGCATTTGAACTATTTAGAATTACTGGCATTATGGACGTAATTTTGCCTGAGCTTAAAGCACTAGATAAGCTAAAGCAAAACAAGTTTCATAACCAAGATGCACTTGGACACACTCTAACAGTTCTAGACAATAGTTCACCAGACCTTATTAAGAGACTAGCGGCACTATTTCACGATTGTGGAAAATCTTCAACGAGAACAGAAAAAGATGGAAAAGTGCAATTTATTGGTCACGAAAGTATTGGAGCAGACATTGCAAAAGTTGCTTTGCGTAGACTAAAATACCCAACTGAAGTTATTGATAAAGTTTGTATTATTATCAGTAATCATATGGGATTGAAGAGCGCTGGTCCAGATGGAACACTTATGAAGGATTCAACTCTTAGAAAGTTTATCTACAGAGTTAGTCACAATCTTGAGGATGTGTTGGACGTAATCAATGCAGACAATAATTCTCATGCTGTAGGTCACGGATTGCCAGAACAAATCAATATGATCAGAAAGCGTATCCAACAAATGGATATCAATCAAATCCTTAATACTAAGAGTATATTGGATGGTAATGAAATTATGGCGTTGGGTGCAAAAGGTAGACTAGTTGGCGATATCAAAAATAAAATACTTGATGCTACTCTTAAGAATCCAAATTTTACAAGACATGATGCAGAAGTATTGGCTAAAAATATGATTAGGAACCTAAAACAATGAGATTAAATGAAGTTGAACATCAAACATATTTTGGATTAATAACAGCCAGCGGCAAACTAATTGAAAGATTTTCAGGATACTATCCAGCAGCACACAGAGATCTAGTTCCAGATATTGATCTAGAAATGAACAATGGTGCGGTACGATTTGCTACTTATTTGGGTGGAGTTAACTTTACTCCAGGAACCAGAATTGAATACGAATTTAAATCTACTACTAAAAATATTCTTAATATTATTAAACATATTGCTTCGCATCCACTTAGTGGTGGGTATGCTTTCAATCTGACAGACGAAAAGACTAATTTATTTCATGAATTTCCTAATAAGCTACAAGCTATAAAGTTTTTACATGATATTTCAACTAAACAAAGAGATAAGTCGGGGATGATTCCATATTACTATGATAATGGTAAATTAAAAGTATTACTAATGAAACCGTCTGATCCTTCATTTGGTGGAACAAAATTTCAATTAGCAAAAGGTGGAATTGAACCAAGTTACAGCCCAATAAATAATGCATTGAAAGAAGCACAAGAAGAAGTTGGATTAGTTCTTTCAAATGTCAAACAAGTTGAGCCAATAAATATTTTTAAGTATAAACAATACGATTTGCATGTATTTGCTTGTGAAATATTTGATCCTAATAACTTTTCTAATACAGACTTTGAAACTGGTAATACTAAGTGGTTTACTTTACCAGACGATTTATTGAAAATAAGAAAAGATCAACAAGAAATATTTAAATATTTCCTCACTCATGAAAATGGAGCGTAATTTATACGCTCCAATTTCCAAGAATTAAAGATCACCTACCCTTTTAGTTAAGCGTTAATTGTCCAACGTCCAGCAGCCTGCATTTCAGCCTTTGACTGAGCCTTGGCTTGTTCTACGCCGTACTTGTCTACGTTAGCTTGATTTAAGCCTACGTTGCATTCAAAGCCATTGAAAAGGCGTAGATGCCAAAACTTTACTGCACTATCCGGACCTAAGTCAACACTGAACGGACCAGCATACTCAGGTACATAGTAAGATCCACCACCGCCCATAGGACCGATTAGAGCTAACATTGCCTTAGCTTGTTCTTCTGTGCTAAATTGTGCCATATTCATATTTTACTTCTCCATAAACTAGTTTGATTGAAGTATTTTCTACTTCACAAATATTTATCATCTACAAATATTAGTGACAGAAATTTTGTACAAATTTAACACCACTAAATACGACAGTTGACATGTACCGAACGTTATGTTAAACTTAATACTAAGGACAATGTAAATATGGAAAATACAAGTACTCAGACGTTAAAGATTTTTAATGGTGAAGAAAAAGTAAAATTAGAACAAGTTTTTAAGGAAGGATTAAGTGTGATGCACGAAGTTGAAACACTTAATGAGGGTTTAGCAGATACACTTAATAACCTAGCTAAAGAATGGGAAATTAAGCCTTCAGTTTTGAAACGTGCATTAAAAATGGCATATAAGAATTCATGGGATGTTAATGAAATGGATAATACTCAAATTTCAAACATTCTTGACACAGTAAAAATGAAGTAATTCCCACATCTAAAGGAGATGTAAAATTAACTATGTATGTGGACGCATTATTTTCAAAGCAGGATAATAAAGTATATGTTGTTGAGAGGGTAAATGGCCAGCGGATCTATAAAGATTATTTGGCTAATTACGAATTTTATTTTACTGATAATAAAGGTAAGTATAGAACAATATATAATACTTCTGTAAGTAAATTTAAAACCAACAATTTTAAAGAGTTTCAAAAAGAACTTAGGATCCACAGCAATAAAGTTATTTGGGAAAGTGATCTAAATTGGACATTCCAGTGCCTATACGAGAATTATAGGCACTTACCTTCTCCTAAGTTGAATATTGGATTTTTTGATATAGAAGTCGACTCAGACCCAAAAGGTGGATTTAGCAGTCCTGAAGATGCTTTTATGCCAATAACTGCGGTTACAGTTTATTTGAATTGGTTAGATGAACTTGTTACTCTAGCTTTACCTCCAAAAACTTTAACATTTGAGCAAGGTCAAGAAATCGCTAATCAGTTTAGTAATACTTTTGTTTTTGAGACTGAAGTTGATCTGTTAAATACTTTTTTAACTTTGATAGATGATTGTGATATTCTAAGCGGGTGGAACAGCGAGGGATACGATATTCCCTATATAGTGAATAGGATATGCAAGATATTATCAAAAAATGATACAAGTAGATTGTGTTTATGGAATCAGTATCCAAAGAAGTTTTCTTATACTAGATATGGTGTTGAAAAAGAATCATATGATCTAATAGGACGAATTCATTTAGATTATATGGCACTGTACAAAAAGTTTACTCCTGGTGAACATCATAGTTATAGTTTAAATGCGATTGCAGAGTTTGAAAAATTAGGATCTAAGACTGAATATGATGGAACATTGGCTCAGTTATATAATAATGATTTCAAAAAGTTTATTGAATATAACAGACAAGATGTTAATCTTCTTGACCTATTAGATAGAAAATTACATTATATTGGATTAGCAAACAATCTTGCTCATACTAATACAGTATTACTTCCTACAGTTAAAGGAACAGTTTTACAAACAGAACAAGCTGCAATTAATGAATGTCACGATAAACAATTAGTTGTTCCAAACAGAAAACATGAACCCAAAGATCTTGAAGATGAAGACGAAGATGGCGTAGAAAAACACGATGGCGTTGCAGGTGCATATGTTGCATATCCAAAGAAAGGGTTTCATAAATATGTAGGAGTAACTGATATTAATAGTCTGTATCCTAGCTCATTTAGAATGTTAAATATGAGTCCTGAAACTATTATTGGACAGATTAGACCAGTTATGACAGATGCATTTATAAAACAAAAAATGAAGGAAGGTTTAACTTTTGCCAATGCTTGGGAAGGTCAGTTTGGATCACTAGAATATCAATTAGTGATGAAGCAAGATATTGGTTCTGTTATTATTGTAGATTGGGAAACTGGTAAAAGTGATGAAATGTCACCTGCCCAACTGTATAACTTAATATGGACAAATAATAAACCATGGACGTTAAGTGCTAATGGAACAATTTTTTCAACAGCAGCAGAAGGAATTATTCCTGGGTTATTTAGAAAATGGTATACAAGTAGAAAAGAACATCAAAAATATAAGGGACAATATTCCGACTTACAATATGGAATTAAAATTCCTAAGGAACTGTTGAATAAATTAGTATGACCTGCTATAATAGTAATAAGACTTAATGATTAATATTGACTTTCAGAAATTACAAAATTTGATAGACTCTGGTAATGTTGAAGAGTTAAAGTTGTTTATTTTAGAAAATGATCTTGAAATTCGTGATGGCAAAATTTTTCATAAGAATCTAGACGAAGTTAAACAAACTATTTTTAGTTATGATCAGAAACAATTAGTATCTAAGAATAGTTTAAATTCAGCTTATGGTTCTTTTTTAAATCCTGGCTGTCGATTTTATGATAAGCGTGTTGGACAAAGTACGACATTGTCTGGACGTGTTATTGTTAGACATATGGCTTCTTATATTAATAATTGTTTGACGGGAAAGTTTGACTATGTTGGAGATGGTGTAATATACGGAGATACAGATTCAGATATTTTTTCAATTTGGCCATTAATAAAAGATGATGTTGAAAATGATAAAATGGAATGGGATAAAGAGACTTGTATTAAGTTATACGAAGAATTAGCTAATCAGGTTAATGAAACTTTTCCAGAAGCTTGCTTTGATGCATTTCATTCTCCAGAACAAAATGGTAAAATAATTCGATGTGGGCTTGAGTTAGTTGGCAAAACTGGATTATTTATCACTAAGAAACGTTATGCTATTTTGATGTATTATAAAGATGGCAAACGTCTTGATATAGATGGGTCGCCTGGTAAAATGAAAGCTATGGGATTAGATCTCAAGCGAGCAGATACACCAAAGATTGTTCAAGACTTCTTACGTGATATTTTAATGGATATCTTAACTGAAGTAGATTTTTCATTAGTTCGAGAAAAGATTTTAAACTTCAAAGAAGTATTTCAAAATTTGCCAGCTTGGGAAAAAGGTATGCCAAAACGTGTTAATAATTTAACAAAGTTTAGAGAGCTTGAGGCAAAGAAGAAATCTAATTTACCTGGTCATGTTAGGGCTTCATTGAATTGGAATGTATTACGGCAACTCAATCACGATAATATGGCATTAGAAATATTTGATGGTATGAAAGTTATTGTATGTAAACTTAGAAATAATCCAATGGGTTATACAAGTGTTGCATATCCAATAGACGAACACAGACTTCCACAATGGTTTAAGGAATTGCCATTTGATGATGATGCAATGTCTTCATCTGCAATTGATAACAAGATTGAAAATTTAGTTGGTATTTTAAATCTAAATATAGAAACAAGTAGACAGACAAAAAGTAATTTTTCAAAATTTTTTAAATAGGAGCAACAATGAAAAACACTCTAAAAGAGATTATTCAATTTACATCTGGTTTTATGAAGAGAACCAAGATTTCAACAACAGATGGAGTTACCAAGGTAAGTGGTATTTCAGATGACAAGACTGTAGTTTTATCAGGAACGTATCATACTGAACTTACAGATCTTCCTGGAACTATTGGATTTCCAAATCTTGATAGTTTAAATACAATTTTAAACTGCCCTGAGTATCAAGAAAATGCAAATATTAAAGTAGTTAACAACAGCAAGAATCAAGCTGAAAGTATTTCTTTCAATAATGAATCTGGTGATTATAATAATTCATATCGCTTGATGTCGCCTGATACTGCTAATCAATTAATTCCAGATCTTGAATTTGTTGGAGCAAAGTTTGAAGTAGAATTCGAACCTTCAGCTAGTTCTACAACGAGATTTAAGTACCAAAGCAGTGCCAATAGTGACGTTGACAATTGTCAGTTTGTTACTGAAAAGGGTAAGTTAGTTGTTACATTTGGCGATCCAAGTTCACATACTGGACGATATATTTTTCATGAACCTGCTAGTGATAAACTTCGCACGGCTTGGTCTTATCCAGTTCAACGTATTTCATCTATTTTATCATTGAGTGGTGACAAGACTGTACGTCTAAGTAATGATGGTATGATGGAAATTGAAGTTGATAGCGGCCAAGCAGCATACATTTATCGTATTCCGGCATTGAGCAAATAATGAACACAAACTTAACAGCTAGTCAAAAAGATTTTGCTATCTTTACACCAGCTCTTTCCACATTCTTTTCAACTTACGTTGGCAAACAACAAGTTGAAGAGTATGTGGAAAAGTCGAGAATTCCTAATGGATTTTTTAATGGTGTAGAAGGTATGAACTATCTAAATGCAGCATTAGGATATTTTCAATATAAGTGGTCATTATATTCAGCGGGTCATGCTAATATCGATATTACAGCAAATGATCCAAAAGAAAGAATGATTACTCGCCGCGACAGGCAGAATTCATTTATTTTAACAGATTCAGGCGGATTCCAAATTGCAGGTGGTAAGTGGCCAGCAGATTGGTCAAATCCTAATTGTCCTATCGCGCAAAAGAAACGTAGCCAAGTATTGTCTTGGATGGATACTAATGCTGATTACTCTATTACGTTAGATATTCCAGCGTGGGTATGTCGTAACGAAGAAGGAAAGAAAAATACCGGCATCACTTCTTATGCTGGAGCATTAGCGGCAACTAAAATTAACAACGACTATTTCATAAATAATAGAAATGGTAACTGTAAATTTTTAAATGTTTTACAAGGTGAAAATCATACAGAAGCAGATAGTTGGTATGATGAAGTAAAAGATTATTGTAATCCATCTAAGTATCCAGGTCATTTTAATGGGTATGCATTTGGTGGTCAGAATAGAGCTGATCCACATCTAATTTTGCGTAGACTAATGTATTTAAAATGGGAAGGATTGCTTGAACCAGGAATACATGATTGGATTCATTTCCTTGGTACTTCTAAACTTGAATTTTCTGTAATGTTTACAGACTTACAACGGGCAATTAGAAGAAATCATAATCCAAATTTGACTATAAGTTATGATTGTGCAAGTCCATTTCTTGCTACTGCTAATGGACAAGTATATTATGAAATTAGTCTCAAAGATAGAGGCAAGTGGTCGTATAAAATGGGACCAAGCGCAGACGACAAAAAATATTCAACTGACAATAGAAGTTTTAGAGATGCTGTATTACAAGATAAAATCTATAAGCATTTTGAAGAAACACCCATTAGTTCAAAATTAAAAATAAGTGATATTTGTTACTATGCAAAAGGCGACCTAAATAAGAATGGTAAGGAAGGTAAAACAAGTTGGGATTCATTTGCATACACATTGTTAATGTCTCATAATGTTTATCTTCATATTTCGGCAGTGCAACGAGCCAACGAAATGTATGATCAAGGGTTTATTCCAAAGATGTTAGTGGAAGAATCACATCAAATTATTAAATGGAGAGATATTGTAAATAAAGCATTTGAAGCAAAATCGCTTACTTCAGCGTTAGCAATAATCGATAAGTACGACAAATTTTATTTACAGATTATGGGTCCGTCTGGTCACATAGGAAAAAAAACATTTAACGCGACTACACAATTCAACAAATTTTTCAAATAATGTGTTATAATTAAATATGGATAAGGAACAACCGCTATGTTAAATTGTTTAGTTATTGGAATGGGATTTGGTCAATTATACAAAAAAGTATTATCAGAATATGGACACACTGTTGTAACTGTGGATCCATGTGTTAAAGCTGATTTTGATGATCTAGAAAAAGCTTTAGAATCTAATCATTTTGATACTGTAAACATTTGTACACCAAATTACACTCATGGTGATATTGCTAAAACTGTAGCAAAATATGAACCTGATGTTGTTTTTATTGAAAAACCTGGTCTCAAAACATCTACAGAATGGTCTTCACTAGTGACTAACTTTCCAAATACTAGATGGTCAATGGTAAAGAATAATCAATTTCGAGACATTGTAATTAATGATAAAAATTTACTCAAACATTTATTTACAAATGCAATCAGGGTAGAATTTAATTGGTGTAATACAGATAGAGTTCCAAACCCAGGATCTTGGTTTACAACTAATTCGTTGGCGTGGGGTGGAGTTAGTAGAGATTTAATGCCTCACTTACTGAGTTGGTTTACTAATTTAACTAAGACACATTTTGGTAATGCTGATTTATCATATAAACGAACTAAACAAAATTGGCAATTATCTGATGTTACAAATACAAATTATGGTACAGTTAAAAAGGATGGAGTGTATGATGTAGATGATGAAGCTGTATTACATTATACATGGGCTAATAAAAGTATAAAACTTACTGCAAATTGGAGAACATTAAAGCCATCTGAATTAAATATTGTATTCACTTTTGATAATGGCGAAGTCATAAAGTATGAGTTTGGCTTGTGTCCAGAATCTGCCTACTTAACTATGGTGAATCATACCTATTGTTTGAAAGATATAGAAAGATATTGGAATTATAATCTGATTGAAGATCTTTGGATTCATGACCAAATACAGTTAGGGGATAACTAATGAGATTATTGCACACTGATGGATCAGGCAAGTTTTTTGAGAAAACCGATTGGAGTTGTCCAGAAATTAAATATGATGAGATAAAAGTAAAGTCCATCATGACTGGTGTCTGTAGAAGTGATATCGACATGATGACTGGAAAATTCAAAACACTTCCATTAACAATGCAAGGACATGAAGGTCTAGGACAAATTATAGAAGTTGGCGTAAATATTCCATCCATGTATAAAATTGGCGATTATGTTGCTACAAGAGGCGAGCCAGCATATGCAGATTTTTATAATGTTAATGTTGATAATTTTGTTAAAGTTCCTGCTGCTGAACCAAAATATATTATTGAACCAGTTGCATGTGGAATAAATTTAATTTTACAATCCCATCATGAATTTATTAAACGTGATAAATTAACAACTAGAATTTTAATTCTTGGAAGTGGATTTTTAGCACGGGTTGCTCATGCTACTATTCTTGACAATATTAGAGGATTGATTGATGTAGTTGGAACGTCAAATAAACAACTTTGGGGAAATAAATTATTGTCAGATCCTAGAGGAAAGTACGATATTGTTATTGATTTGAGTGGAAGAGACGATGTATTTTCTAAAGATATTCTTAATGACAATGCATTAGTTGTAATGGGATCTCAAAAGCAAGTAACTACTGACTTTAGCAATTTATTATGGAAAGCAGCTACAATTGTTTTTCCAAGTCCAAGATCTAGCAAATTTCATTCTTGTATGCTCAAAGCAGTAAAATATATTGAATCAGGTAGATTGAATGTTAATGCTTTTTGGACAAGAAGTTATGATCGTAATACAGAATGGGAATTAGCATTTGAAGACGGAAAGAATCGCCAACCAAATTACAATAGGGGATATATTACTTGGTCAGAGTGATTTGACTTTAATAACTATATTTGTTATAATTAGTTATGGACAAAGATCAACGGCAAGTTTCAAAATTTTTTATTGGTGAAGAAGTTGAGCGGACAATTTGTTTAGGAAAAAAGACATTATTTGTAACTGGATTAATTGATAGCGTAGAGATGATTGATGCTGCAAAAAAGCACAAGTGCAAGCATATTTATCTTGGAGCAAATCAAAGTTTCATGGCTGTAAATAATTCATTTTTAGACTGGCTTGATACTATCAAAGTACTTCTTGATAATAATTTTTGGGTAACACTAGACTCAGATGTTAAATATGCAACTGAACTTTCCACTGCTTATCAAGGAATAATTGGACATGATAAGTTTGTACTTATGTTAAGTGTTAAGTTGCCAAATATTAAAAATTTCAATTATAATACAACAATTAAATTAGATGATACCTCTTGGGGAGCAACGAACGCTGGAGTTTGGGTACATCAATTAAGTGATCTTAAATCATACTCAAATTTCACCCATTGGGAAATGTACAAGGGAGACTCTAAAATTTAATGACAATGGATGAACGTATCAAAGTAGAAAGTAATATTTGTAATTCTAAGAAATTCATTTGGATTACTTTTCAAAAAGAAGGAATCCATTGTTATCCAGCTGCTGGTTTTGATCCAAATCTTGATGACGTAAGTTTTTTACAACATCCGCACAGACATATTTTTCATTTTAAAGTAAAGATTGAAGTATTTCATGACAATAGAGATATCGAATTTATCCAATTTAAACGGTGGTGTGAAAAATTATATACCACAGGAATATTAAATCTAAATAACAGTAGTTGTGAAATGATTGCTGATATGCTATACTTAAATATAGCTGGAAGATACCCACAGCGAGAAGTTCACATTAACGTAAGTGAGGATGATGAAAATGGGTGTGAGGTTATTTACAAATGGTATTAATCATAAATTGTTATATTCTCGTATTTACTGATAAGTTGTTGTGAATAATCTTTCACTTTGCATATTTTTTGAAAAGTCCATCCTTTTCTTAAATGGTCTTTAGTTGGGTCCAGCGAAGTGTTAACTTTGTTATCTCTGCAGAATTGAATACGTTTTCCAAATATAATAAAAATATTATTTTCGGGAGATTTTCCTAACCAAATATACGCATTATGATTAAGTTTTCCATCTTTTTTAGATCTACAAAATTGTGACAATATAAAATTGTTTGTTTGTCTTTGCCTAGCTTCTTTAAATCCTTCTTTTCTGATATCATCAATATAGTCTTTTCCAAAATGTTTTAATAATAAATGTAAAATGGTTTGTTGTGGGTGCCCAGTAAAGTCAGATGTTGTTTTTATAGTTTTGCATTGTTCAAATGCTTGTTTCACTGCCATAACATATTCTTGATGATCAGAATATCCAATCTTTTGTGCTATTGAATCGTAATATTTTTTCTGTACTATTAATTTATGCATTGGGTTATTAGCTTTAGTATATGCACTTGTAAAGCTTTTCATTGATTTTGTTCCGTCTTCAGAAAAATATTTACCGTTATATTTTTCTATTCTAGTTTGGTGCGCTTTTTCTGAATTATATAACCCTCCCCCGCCACATACTATATTATAACAATTTTCATCTTTTATTATTAATTTAGTAACTAATTTGCTTTCAATTAGATAAGCATATTCGTCTGTTTCACAAATACATATAACTTTTTTAACAAATTGATCCTTTCCATATTTTTTAACTGCATTCTTTAATGCAAGACCGGATCCTAAATAATAATCATTAGGGGTGGTTGTTTTGTGTTTTCCAATATAATATTTTCCATTTAATAAATTTGTAGTTTTATATACTGTATAATAAATACGAGTAGACATGTCGATCTCCTTTGTAGATTGAACTGTTTAGTGATAAGACAGATTAATGGTCTGTCTTATCACGCATTTTTATTTATCTAAATTTGACTTTAATATAAGAGTTTGTTATAATTAATTATGCTTTATATTGTAGAACTTGAAAATATACCAACACGTTATACTTGTCAGTGGGCAACACATATTCCTAAACTTTTAAAAGAAAATGGTATTGAGAATATGATAATCAAAGGAGAATTGTTAACTGGAACTATTCCTACACCAGGAATGTTCTTAGATTTTGCTGGAACAAACACTTTTAAAGCCGAACAATGTAAAAAAATAGCAAAATTATTTTCTGATAAAATTATTAAAGAAGGCGACCAATTCTTATTTACTGATGCTTGGAATCCAACAATCATTAGTTTAAAGTATATGAGTTCCCTTTTAAACACCCCAGTTAAGATCCATGGACTTTGGCATGCCGGAAATTACGATAAAAATGATGGGTTGGGTAGATTAGGTAAACAAGATTGGTTAACAAACTTCGAAATAAGTTTATATAATGCAATTGATCATAATTATTTTGCAACAGAATTTCATATTAATATGTTTTGGGATAATCTATTGTACGGATCTGGAGCAACATTACAGCATGTACTAAAAACTAAAAAGATTATCCAGACTGGTTGGCCTTTTGAAAATTTGAAACGTGATATTTCGAATGATATTGAAGGAGTTACAAAACGAAATTTAGTTGTATTTCCACATCGTGTCTCAGTAGAAAAACAGCCAGAAATTTTTAGGGATCTAGCGAAAGAATTACCAGAATATGAATTTGTTATTTGTCAAGATAAGCAATTGTCTAAGAAAGAATATCATAAAATTCTTGGAGAATCGAAAGTATTGTTTAGTGCCAATCTGCAAGAAACACTAGGTATCACAACTTGTGCTGAAGGACCAATTGTTAAAGCAATTCCTTTTGCTCCAAATAGATTGAGCTATACAGAAATTTTTAAGAATCATCCTAAATTTTTGTATCCATCAAATTGGACAACAAACTGGGAATCTTATATGGAAAACAGAGAAATTATCAAATGCATGATACGTGAACGTATTGTATATTATGACACATTTTTACCATATGTTAGTAGTTATATGAATTCGTCATATAAAAAGTTTTTCCACGCATTTAAATTATTGGAGAATCTAAAATGAAAGAATTTTTGAATACAGCAAACAGAATATTGTTTAGCGTTAACTGCGGGTTAACAGTAGTTGTATTAGCATTAGCGGCTTTCATGCCATTTGCACTTATGTGGTGCGGAAATTTATTTATTTGGCTATGTAATATTCCTATTTGTATAGTATCATTTGGCACAGCATGTTCATCTATTCAACAGATTCCGTATGTGTGGTTTAGTAATTGCTATTGGATAGCCATGTTGATATATTTTGTGTGCATGGGTGGTTGGATGATTCCAATTGTATTAGCATTGCAAGTTTCATGCACTAATGATGTAATATCTGGAAAGTCTCATTTGACTTAAGGTAAGGAGTATG